GAGCACGTAGTTCAAAAATTCGACGCTCGCTGCCTCGCCTGGTACGAATCCGTACGCCAGTATACCGGCGCTCGGGGCGACCTTTGTCGGCTGGGCGGACCATGCGTCTGGGCCTGCGGGATAGAGCGGACTGATCGCGACGATCGGGACGAGTGCCATACCGCGAGCCTAGCAGATCTCTCAGTGCAGCGCGCGCGTATGAGCAGCGGGCACGCCCTCCGCTGGATCGGTCTCTGTCCCCCACGCAGTCCCCACGGAGCTCGTCGTCACGCTACCCCAGAGGAGAGAGTCTGCCATCGCTGCTTCAGTAGAGACAAAAGCGAACCCGGCCACGCCGATCGGTCGGACCGAAGTCATATTTTCCAGGTAGGGCACCGCGCTCGCGACGTCGATTTGTTCCGCGAGCGTAACGGTGTAGCTCGCCGGCGAGTAGTCATGGATCGCGACGGTCCCGAAGGAGAGTCTGGCGACCTCTACGATATCTGCGACGCGTCCGCGACTTCGGTTGATCGCGATCTGAGCTCGTAGCGCGATCTTGTAGATCGCGTCATTTGCGTAGACGGATCTACCTCGTCCGACGATGCGACCGATCGCATCGAGGATCCAGCCTGTACCAGCGTCGATATTGAGTCTCGAGGCGACGTCCCACGCCATGTCCTCTGTGCGCTGCGTCCGACGCAGGTACGAGGTGAGCAGCGCCGCGATGATCGGCTTGTCCTGGAATTGCCCGAGCAATTTCTCTAGACCGCGCTCGATATGATCGGTGGATTTCATCGTGGCGCCCACGGCCAGGGACTATCGTCGTTGCGCGCGTCTACGCGCACGGAGATGTGCACGTGGTGTCGGTGTGGATTGGCCCCTGCATACGGTCGCCAACCTTCAGCCGCTCGCGCTCTCGAGTAGATCTGCGCGTTCCAGATGACGTAGGTCGTGCGGTTGTCTTCGATTGCGTAATCGGCAATCGTGTCGCCGTCCGCACCGCTCACTCTATCGTGTGTAATGTCGACCGCGTTACCCTGATTGTGATCGGAGGGTCGGGCCTGGTGTGCAGTGTCGCCCATGATGCCATCGCTTGCGCGATTGCGCGTCGGCCACATGGCATTTGCGTCGCGCAATGCCGCGCGGCAGGCTGGCGCACGCGAGTCTTTGACGGTCGCGGGGGTCTCCCCCGCCATAGCCCACGATTTGGCCCCCACGATCCCGTCAGCGACGAGCCCCGCCGCATCTTGCCACGCTTTGGTGGCTGCTTCCGTCATCGGGCCGAAATGGCCGTCCGCCCTGATGCCGAACTTTTTTTGCCAAGCCTCTACGTCGCGTCCGCTTGATCCGATTTTGATTGTCGACCGTGTCAACATTTGGGGGCCTCCACGTACCAGCATCGTTAGCTGTGAGTAGTCGGTGTGCCGATCGTCGTGCCGCGTCCCAAGGGTTTGCCACATGCGCCCTTTGGGCGCCGCGCTCGACCACCATCCGTAGTTCAGCGCGCGCCCGGGAGCCGCGCCTGCAACCCACTGCTTGCCCGCGTTGGCCAATGGCGTCTTGCCATCCCACGAGACGAGCTGGTCGAGTAGCTCCGCGTCGTGTTGTCGCGCGTACTCAAGAGACGCCATGTCCGGGCCTGGTGTTTTCAGGACGGGTCTGAGCTTGCGACCGATGCGCCACAGCTCATCGTGCTCGGTGAGCGTGAGCAGTCGTGCGCCGAAGCGAGCGGCGACGGCGAGTGCATCGCGGTAGGTGAGGCGAGCGAATGGCGGATCGCCGCCCGCGACGATTAGCGGCGCGGCAGTGATCTCGAGATCGCCAAACGGGATCCAGCCGCTCGCGTGTAGAGTCGCGTCGTCTGGCGACGTCTGATAGATCACAGTCGCCCCGACGCGCGAGCGGCCGCACGTGCCGCTTTGGCCCTCGCCTCGGCTTGCTCGTAGGCCGACAACGCGGACGGCGGGCGGATCCGACGGACAGCAGCGACGACACCTGCGAGTCCCGCAATCGCACCGATGCCGCCTGCTGCGCCCATGAAAAAATCAGCCCAGTTCATTTTGTGCATCCCTCCTTAGCGGGCTCTGCGTCGCAGATCACTGTCCTGATCTCTTGCATCGCTGCGATGAAGGGCGCCCACTCGCCGCGCACGCGATCGGCGCAGGCCTCATCGGCGCACGCTGTGAGTTCGCGCTCGTAGGCTGCGAGTCCCACGGCGTCGATGACCGGTAGCGCGTCGACAACTGCGGTCGCGACGCGCGCGACTTGCGCCGGTCCGCCTGCGCAGCCACGAACGAAAAAAACGAACACGAACATGAAGAAGAAAACATCTCGAGTAGTTGTCATTGCGGCACCTTCGAAGTAGCGGCTAGCCATGCAGCTTTTTTGATCGGCGGTAGGTCCTCCCATAGCGGCAAGATCGCACCGTCTCGGCCTATGCCGGAGCTTATTTCGTAGTAGGTGACATAGCCGTTTTTTGCCATTTGGAGCTCTGTCGCGGTGTCCGCTTTGATGAGCGGCGAGACAACCGACTTGCCTGCTTGCGCGGAGAGCACGGCGCCTGCGACGTCATTGCAGAGCAGCAACATGAAAGCAACGAATTTGTCGAGCGCACCTCCGGGCCAGCGCCGGGCGATGCTTGGCGCGATAGCGCGAAAAAAGACACCACCTACGACAGAGGCGGTACCAGCGATCGCAAGCGCGACCGAAATTTGTAGAGCATTCATGGTCCGATCTTATCACGTCACGTGCCTTCAGCGCTCGAGTTGATCGTGATGTTCGCGGAATCGAAGGTCGCGATCTCCCGCACATTCGGCTCGAGATCGACATTCGCTTTCGTCGTGTCCCCACTGAGGTGCCATTGGATCGATTCGATCCGCGAGACGCCAGCGAGCTGCATAACGATGCTGATATAGTAAGAGAACGGTACCTCGCCATCGACAGCGAAGGCGCTGACAGGGGTCTGATAGATGTTGCCTGCCGTGGTGATCGCCGCCTTCACAGCGGCGTCTCCCACGTAGCCCGGCCTGTAGCGCAGGATCAGAGATACGATCGTGACTGGTCTCTGAGTCGCGCGAGAGAAGCGCTCGGCAGATCCATCGCTGGCCGTCCCTGTGGTTGCGCCCCACGATACGATGCCGGCGGATCGGCTAGCGTGGATTATTTGTGCCACGTCGTCATTGACTGCGACGGCTCCGATACCATCCCAGATCACAGCTTCGAACGAGTGCGCCGGCAAGAAATTAGAGTCGATTGCGTCGGTCACGTTCTCCAGTACGACAGCAGAAATGATCGGGTTGTCGCCCGCGTCGTCCTCTAGTCCGAGCAGATCCGACAAGATCGCATCGGCGGACGAGCTACCCGCTTGCCTGATCTCTCGCTCGCGTCGTAGGCGTAGCTCAGTGTCGCTCTCTATGTCCTTCCCGAGCACGGCATCAAAAGGGTTGTTGACGCTGTTCAACCCCGTAGTTGGTGTCAGGATCGTCGTCACGGATCCCGACAAGGCGGGTATGGGTCCTTCTACGGTCGACTCAGCGGAGACGAGAAACGACGCGGTTACGACCGATGTATTTTCGATCGTCTCTGTCGCGACGAATACGATCGTTACGTCTGCAGTGACGGCAAAGCTTGTCACTCCCGCGAGTACAACGACGCCAGGGTCAAGCGACACAGAGAGCTTCTTTGACCCAGAGAAGCGCGAGGGCGTGGCGCCATTGCGGATCGTCCCTGTGATCGCGCAGATTCCGTCCAAGATCGCACCCTCGGCACTGTCAGGATTAAGCGCTGAAGCTAGCTCTTGGATCGCCTCTTGATCTTCTCGTTCGTGCGAGGCGAAGATGCCATTCAGTTGACCGAGCACGTTCGTTGGATCTGTGCCGACGAGCGGATCGATTTGGCCTTGTTGCTCGGCCGCAAGCTCGTCCAAAATCTCTTCAACAGACTGAATGGCTACGCCCGTGGCAGTGATGAATGACATGTCAGATCTCGATGATAAATGGGTTTGGAGCGAGCGTTAACGTGGTCCCGTCGACAAGCTTAGACTCGAATTGATCGACGTAGTAGCGACGCGCGGACGAGTCGAAACGAGATCGAAAAACCGTGACGTCCGCGATGCCCGGCACCGATCGGACGGCCTTGCGGAAGATCGCATCGATGAGCGGTATGTCGGGAGCTGCAACGAAGATCTGTTCGATGTACGGCATTCCGAGGCGCTGGTCGAGGAACCATTCCCCGAGGAAGAATTTCAGACGAATCCGCATGTTCTGCACGATCGCGTCAACGCCCGTGATCAATGCGATAGGCACTACCAGATCACCCGTCGCTGGATCCAGCGCGAGATCTTTGAACGCGAGCCGATCGATCGGCACTGCTGTTTCGTTGCTCGCGCCGCTAGACGTTGGCGCGGGAGTCACGAGGTAGGACCATTCACCGGCCATCAGATCGCCTTCACTTTCGTGGCTGCTGTTTGTGCCGTGTCAGCGACGAAGCCCGCCGCGACTCCGGTTGACCCGGGACCCGCAGTGACTCCCGCGTGAACGTGGGCTGGCAGCCAAGTCTCGATTGCGGTCAGCCGCGCTTCGACGGCGGGCGAGAGCGCCACGAAATCTGTCGCCGTCTCGTCTCCAAGTCGGACCTCCGGAGCTCGCAGGACGAGCGCATTCTCGGCCGCCGCTGGCATCGCCACGGCGTCCGGGGCGTAGCCCGGCAAGAAGCGCGAACACCCTAGGTGGAAGCGCCGCAGATCGCCCGGCTCGGCCTCTAGTTGTGTCTCGCGCCAGATGTGATCTGAGTCCGACAGGACGATGATCAGACCGTACGATCCGACTGCCACGGGATACGTGATCGAAAAATCTCCGGACATAGGAAATACGACGGGCACGGACGGGAGTACGGGTAGCGTCTCGAGTAGGAGCGAGCCATCGAGCCGCTCGATCGCGCGTTTCACCATTGGCTGCACGTCGACCGTGCGTGTCGCTGAGTCGTACGCTACGACCTTGCCGGTCATGGGTCCGTACATGCGCTTCTGGCCCTCTTCGACGCCTAGCTCGATGTTCTCCGCGTCTGTGTTTGTGAGGCTCATATCAGACCTTCCTGCCCTTGATCTCTACTTGCCACGTCTCGCCCGCGAAGTCCCCCGAATGGGCGGTCTCTTCTATCCGATAGCGGCCCTTCAAACGCACGCCTTCCACCATCACTTGTCGGCCGGGAAAGACGTCGGGCTGTAGCGCGCTGGTCACAGAGACAATCCCTTTTGAGTCGACTGT